CACCAATCTAAGGAGATTCTTCTTGACCCTATCTAAACTAAACAGGGTCCTTGAAGACTATAGTGAGCTAAAGGTAACTAACCTGAAGCAAACCTTTAGGATTCCTCCTGAGGTTCATAACTCTTTCGAGACATTTGCCCGAAAGAAGCTGGGAAAGATCTCGGAGTCTATCTCGAGATCGGACCTGGCCGTTTCACCTTTCTTCGGTCCTACACATGGTCCGAACGGTACTCCCAAATTGGAGTCCGCCGCTATGGAGGCTTATCATTTAGTTAATAATGAGCCTAACCTTTGGGAAGGATTCTTGGCATTCTGTCAAGAAACCGATAACAAAGATTACATCAATTACGTGATATCGGTATCCGACGACTATAAGATGAAGTCGAAGGAAAACTCGAACTTGAGGGTTAAAGACATCCGCTTGCGGAAGCTTTCCTCAGTTCCCGATTCTGGAAATAAGTCTAGAACTATCGCCATTTGCGATTTCTGGACTCAGTCATTACTAGTTCCATTGGAACGTACTGTAATTGGATTAACACGTAAAGTCTATAATGACAATTGCGCGTTCTTCTCACATTCAGAAGGGTGGAGGAAAATAAATGAATTTCCACATCCCGAGAGACTAGTTTCTCTCGATGCCTCTGATTGGACTGACAACTTACCGTCAAGTCTTCAATACACTGTAGTGAAGATCTTGTTAGGACAGAAAATTGCCGATGCCTGGAAGGCATTAGCAGTGAGTTGTCCTTGGTACCTTGGATCCACGAGCCAAACAATTAAGTACGGCAAGGGTCAAGGGATGGGAACAAAGGGTTCTTTTGCGATTGCGCAATTGACCAATTTAATCTTCATTGAGCACTGCTTAACGAAGAATTATCCGAATGCCGATTCTCCCTTCTTTATTGAAGTTGGGGATGACATGGTAATCGAGGATCCTGACCACAAAATGGCCAGAGAATTCGAGTTAATCGGAGTTCCTATCAATCTTTCCAAAACGAAACAAAGAACCAAATTAGGATCCTTTGTTGAATTCGTTTCACGTAATGCGTGGGAAGGACATGATATGAGTTTAATTTCGCCAACACTAATGGTTAGATATCGGCAAAATTCTCATTACTGTCTTACCCTGCTTAACCATATGCAGGAGAGAGGTGTTAATATCACGCTTACCCAGTTACTAGACTGGAAGTGTGATACGTTCAGGAATGAAGGTAAAGATTCAAAAGTTGTTAAACTGTTGAATAACAATAAACGATTATTGTTTCTTGCTAACATTCTGAATACGGCATTTCCGGAGTCACAAATTTTGACTCCGGGAGAGTCCGCTTGTGTACCAATTCTCGATCGGGATCAAGAAATTAAGTTCTTAATGAGCCTAATCCTTTTTCCGCTCTACAAATTACAAGAATTTGATTCGGTCACGTTCACACGTGATCAACGGATCGAGAGTGAGAGGTTGTTTGTTCTAACACACAATCTTATACAACAAGGATATTCTATATGGCAATTAGCCATAGAGAATAAACTGGAGTTACCAATAATTCGTAAGCTAGGTGTATTTCATACGATCACTGATCGTAAGCAATTGCTAGCCACGGTAGGATATCAAGCTCATACTAATGGGTTTGAAATACCGGAATTATTTGTTGCCGGTTCGACTTTAGAAGACGGACCGAGAATAAATCCTGACGCTTTAAGATTTATGTTAAACCTCAATGCGGCGTTGAATGACGTTATTATGGATACCAAATTTGTTTCCAACTTGTCATTGCTAGATAAGGCGAATTCTAAAAGCCTGCTAGCGTTATTCTCTGACCTAAATAGTGTTTGTGATACATCACCCTCGTTGGAGGGAGATACTATCAAATTGAATTTCGACCACGACGGTTCGAAATCCAAAGCCATATCAAAGGTAACTTTCCAGAGATATGGTACTCTATTAGGTCTTCAAGGCTACTTGAACTCCCTCAGTAATGAGAGTCCGGTAGGGCCGCTTCTGGGACCTTTCGACTTAAACGACTCCAATGAGTCATCGGTCAAATAAAAATCCCGCACCTTGACGAGGAAAGCTCCATGGAGTCACTTGTCC